CTGAAGGTTATGGACGCGCTAAGGACAGGTTACTTTTGCCGACTCTAGCTCAGGTAAGAAAGAAATGCTTAGTGGCTATCCAGTTGTTAGCCAGGATTTCTGCTGCTGACGAAAACGGCTATGTTAAATGCGTCAGTTGTGGCGTGGTTAAGCATTATCGAGATGGGATGCATGGCGGTCATTATATAAGTAAGGGTCGCGGAGGAACTCACCATCTGGCTTTAGACATCGAGAATGTTCATCCGCAATGTGCCGGATGCAATTTACAGATGGGTAAGGGAGCAGGAGTAGTCGCTCATAACTACCAGAAGTGGATGTACGACTATTATGGCAAGGACTATGTAGATGAGATGGTAAGCCGTCCTAACGTAGTCAAAAAGATATCTCTACCAGAGTACGAGGATATGCTTGCAGAGTTTCAAGAGCAGATTAAATATCACGAGAAAAGGATTGGCGTGTAATGCAAGTAATCCTGAGTCAAGCAGAGCTAGAACGATGCGAAAGATGCGCTGCCATCAGGACTAATAATGCAAGAAATAACGGAGTCCCTAATCAGAGAGTAGCTTCGAACAAGTCTGATCTGACAGTTGATTATATTGGTCTAGTAGGCGAGCTTGCCGTATCTAAATACTTAGATGTTGATGTAGAGCTGGAGAAGGTAGGAGCAGATAACGGCATTGATTTAATCTATGGCGACTTAACTGTAGATGTTAAAACAAGGTCTTTTCCTGGCAACGACCTAGTGTTCAAATCCCACAAAGCATTCAAAGCGCAGGTCGCAATATTGGCTCAGTTTAATCTTGATAACTGCGTAGAAATTTTAGGCTGCATGAGCCGTAAGAAGTTTAAGAAACACGCAACACCAACAAGCTATGGATGCCTTCGCGTATCTCAAGAACACTTGTATCCAATAGAGTCCCTAATCGGTTATACGCAGGAGCAATCATGAAATCCACTGACTACCAAGTAGCTGGCGATCATTACAAGAAGATGAAGATTCAGCCAATAGAATACATAATGGCGAATCAGTTAGGATTTTGCGAGGGAGCGATTATTAAATACATCTCTCGATGGCGTGAAAAAGGAAATGGGATAGACGATCTTCGTAAAGCTAAACAGTTCTGCGATTTCTTGATAGAGTCAGAGCTAGAAAAGACGAAGAAGGTTACTCTTTAGGATACTTGTTAGTAATAAGCATCTCGGTCAGCTCTATAGCGCGGTTACCGACTTGCTTCGCCCACTTAGAGTCTAAGAACTCATCCGCAGCAAGACTGAATTCACCGCGCTCCATCCACGCAAGAGCTTTGACGAACTTACGCAGCCTCGTCAAACCAAGCGAAAAGCAAAGCATTAACATGACTTCCTGACGAACCCTGCTCAATGTTGAGTACCAAGGGAAACAGTTAATCAGCTCTTTATCGCAACGAATGATGTCGTTGTTCAAAAGATACATGATCTCTTCGTCAGATAAACCCAGATCATCAAGGTTTCTGCCGACTCCAATGGAGACTACACCGACAGAATCCTCATATGCTTTCTTCTGGTAACCCTCATGCTTGATGAGGAGCTTTTCGAGTCTAGTCATTAGGATCGTTTAAATATTCCCACGGTATTAAAGAGAGTAACAACGCTAGAAACGATATCATGAGCAACAGGCTGCAACTTATCAAACTCAGCGTCAATATCATCAGCTTTAGCAATAGCCGCCTTAAGCATGATATCGAACGCCGCCAGCTTTTCTTTACCAGCTCCATCATCAGGGATAGTCTCCTCAATCAATTTGACGATCTCTACTACCATTGACCAGAGACGCTTTACCCAACCTAAGTATTCAAACAAGCTCATAGCTTACACTCCGCAGTTAATAAGATAGCCTCGATGCCATAGATATTCGGTACGACTTCAACCCAGTGAGGATTCACGATTACAGGCTTAACGCCGAGACTACATCCCGACCTTCTCAGATGTTGATAGTGTGAGCAGCCAGTTAACAGCAGCAAGAACACCAACAGCCACAGAATCAACGGTAGCCTCGTCCACTGGTATCGCATACCCAAACGCCTCCGCAGCCTGTATAGCCGCCCAGATCGCTCCTGTGAGCGCTGTAGCGGTTATCTGACGACTCTTCCATTTAGCAGGGTCAGCAACAGCCTTACCTTTCTGTAGCGCCTTAAACGCTGCTCTAATCTTCGTAATCATCGTATTCGTCCTCCAGCAGATTGTAGGCCAGAGAGGTCTTGTATATCTCCATTAGACCTATCAAGCTAACTTGGTTCACTCCCTTTTCTACAAACTCCTCGACCCACTCACCGAGCTTATCCATTGCTTCCTCGGTTAGCCTGTCGCTTATTTTATCTGGGAAAGGGATGGTTTCCATAGTTATCCTAAGAATCTAAATGCTGCGCCAATCGCGGCAGCTACGACTAACCATATAATACGCTCTGCTGACTTACCTTTTATCACGCTTTCCGACAAGCGATCTACCTTGTCGTCTAGGCCATTTACCTTAGACTCAATAGAAGACTGACGATTAAACACAGTCACTAACTGCTCTTCAACACGCGCTAGAGAGATAACCGCCTCCTGTAGCTTGTCAATTTTAGCTTCCACTCGGTGTAGTCGGTCTTCCATCTTCATACCTATAACGTCAGGTCAGGAGCTTTACGAGTAGCTCTGATTTGGTAAACGTGACGGATAGCTTCACCACCGTCTTTGTGAAATACGATCTGAGTCATTACACTAGCAGAGCCATATCCTGCTCCTGCATGCCACGAATCAGGCGGGGCGAGTGTACCAAAAGTTTCCACGAAAACGCCGTTGTCAGTCTCTATTAAGTTCTGGTGATGAACATGACCTACTAACCATTTCCGGTAGTTAGTAGCAGCCCATTGCTCTGGCAGCATCTTAGGCAAAATAGCTCCTAGCTTTGCTGCTTTTACTCGGTCGCCGTGATGTACAGCAAGCAAGCAGGAATTCCAATGAACCGTATGAAAGAATCCGTGAGGGTCTAAGATAGTGACCCTTTTTTCGTTCGTGTAATAAAACTTTAGTATCAAAGCTAGAGCGATAGCTGTATCAGAATCGTGATTACCACGCGCCATAATTACGGTGACGTTCTTATGCTTGGATAGCATCTTATCTATCGCAAATATAAACGTCTGCGCGGCAGTCTCTAATACAACCTCGATGCGAGTGTCTACATCCAGCCTAGTGCCGCCAAAGGTAGTTCCTGCCGAGCCGTTAGCGTGGATAAAATCTCCCACGTTTACTAACAAAGATTGCTCACATGGTACAGGAGCTGCATCTACCAAGTGGTCAATCGCATCCAACATATTATTAGAAGCTATCTTGGTGTCGTAGTCACGCTCCTTAGTCTCTCTAGCATCAGCCCTCATACCAAAGTGCGCGTCACCTATTACTATGGTAGGTAATAAGTCATCTGCAAACTTCTTAGTCTTTGGTTTAGCCTTTGGCTTGTACTGCGGAAGACCTTTAGTTAAACCATCAACAAAACCTTGCAGAGCCTTGTCTCGCTGTGCTTCGGTCATTGTCCTCTTGGTCTTTAGCCAAGCCTTATTACCTTCATCGTCCTGAGTGTAGATAGACCGACCAATGACTACCTCGCCTTCTGGAACGTGACGAGTCGCATCCCAATTGTCAGAATATCCAGAAGACGCAGCCACGTTTTTAACATCAGCGACATGATGTCGTAATGTAGACGTAGAAATACCTAAACGATGCGCTGCTTCAGAACTATTTCGTCCGCAGTTTTCCCATACGTCTAGTATTTCTCTCTGACGTTCAGTCTTGGCGTAATCTACTAGGCTCAAATTTATGTCCTATCAGTCAACATTACTTTCAACAGATTCTAAAGACTCAGTAAGCATCTTTAAGAAAGAATCCTTACCTACTTGAAGTTGCTGAAGCTGGAAGTTCATGTTGCCAATCTTTCTGTCCAGATCGAGACAGTGATTAGTCATAGCAATCTGCTCTTCAGTGAATGTGGCTGTGTCGTACTCAACATCATTGATCGTAATCATCTGAGACTTGTTGTCTTTGCTCATTAGATTTTCTCCTAAGTTACCAAGGTAATCCTGTCTCAGTGACAGGGTTCTTTTGCTCTTCGATATTAGCCGTAAGAGCTGCTTCAGTTGCGTCTTTATCAACTGATTCGTAAACCCAAGCCAGAACGTCAGCTTCGGTTAAATCTGCGTAAGGAACAAAGTCAGGCGAGGCAGGGTCAGGGTTAAAACCACAAGTGCCGTAAGAGGACGCTGTGTAAGTTACGTCAGCCACAGTTTCCTCTTTACTGCATCGCCAATGCGCCACAATAACACCGTTGTCAGCAGTGTTTCTTTCTAGCTGTGCGATAGTCCAAATTACTGCCATGATTATTCTCCAGCAGCCCAAGGTAGACCAGATGCATCGCTATTCGCTCTGTCAATCTGACCTTGAACTTTACCGCTGCGATTAGCTTCAATACGCGCCTTTGCTTCTTCAGCAGTTTCTTCACCTTCTATCAAGCTGTCGTAAACCCAACCAAGAACGATGTCCTGTGTTAAGTCTTCGTAAGCAACATAGGTTGGAGAAGAAGGGTCTGGCTCGCATCGCAGCTTGCCGCCTTCAGTAGCGCTGTAAGTTCCATCAGATGCAACACAAGACCAGTAGACGAGGAATACTCCTCCATCTGCTTCTTTGCGCTGCATATCGTTTACGTTCCAAGTACAAGTAATAGCCATTGTTGGGTTCTCCTTTAATAGCGTTTGGTTAAAGTATTGTAAGAGTACGAGTACTTGGAGCAGAATCTACTCTAATATTAATAACTGCACTCCCACTTATGTCTGTGCTTGCTGTAGCCGAAAAAATCAAATTAGAACCAGACGGAGTAACTGTCCAGCTAAGGTAGTTTGGGAAAGTCCCGTTGCTGCTTCTTGCTTTATTTTCTACACTTATAACAGGGCTTAGAACGGAGCTTCCGCTACCACTACACGCAACGTATAGTTTTTGGATAAAAGAACCGTTCCTGTAAGCAAAATCATAATAAATAATTGTTATTTCACAAGAGTTGTTTGCCATGCCGTCAATGTAGAAAATATCTGTTGCGGTAGTTGAAGCGGTATAAT